TGACGATGCGGCGGGCGATCAGGCCGAGGCCCTCGGCGGCGCCGCTCATTCCGAGCGGCGTGACGGTGTAGACGACGGACTCGGTGACGTTGTCGGCGAGTGCCAGGCCGGTGCCGCAGGCGGCGAGCGGGGCCAGCCACAGGCCGACGCGGACCCAGGCCGGCGCGGACTGGCCGAGCAGGGTGAGGCCGACCATGGTCAGCGCGAGGATGAGGGTGAGGCCTTCGCCGGCGGCGACGACGCCGGCGGCGGTGGCCTTGCGGCCGAACTCGGCGAGCGTGTTGCTGTAGGTGCCGACGGCTCCGGCGATGCCGACGGCGACCATGACGGCGGCTGCGGTGCCGAGGACGCCACGCTGCCCCTTGGTGAGGGTGCGGGTGCTCATCGACCCTCACCCCGCTCGGCCTCGATCGAGGCCGCCAGGTTCCGCAGCTGGTGTTCCAGGCGGACCGCGGCCCGGATGAGCTCGTTGTGGTCGTGGATGTTGGTCGCGGCTGCTTCGGTGAGGAGCACGCGGGTCTGCTCCAGCTCGGCGGTCACGGAGCCGGGGAAGGCCAGGATGTCGGACGGGTCGCGCAGCGGGGTGTAGGAGGTGCTCATCGGGTCGCCTCCGTCTCGGCGCCGAGGGCGCGGAGCAGGATGCGGAGCGACTCGGAGAGCGCGCCGTGGGCCTGGGCGTAGCCGAACTCGTCGAAGCCGCTGCTGTCGCCGTAGGCGGCGAGCATCTTCTGCGCGACGCTGACGGCCGCCTCGAACTCGCTGCGCTGGCGCAGCTGGTCGCGGACGGCGTCGGCCACCGCGCCGGACAGCGGCTGGCGGGGCTGGTTACGCAGGTAAGCGGTGCTGGCGTAGTCCTCGTCGGCGAGGCGGTGCAGCTCAGCGACACGCTCCCGGTGGGAGGTTGCGGCGCGCTTGGGGCGCGCGAAATGATCGGTCATGCCGACTCCTGCTCTGATCAGGTGTTCGGTGAAGGGCCGGGCGGTGCGCGCGCCGGGGGCTGCAACCCCCGAGCTGCTGCCCGGCTCTTCTTGCGTTCCTCAGCGTTCCATAGGCTGAACATTTTGTCCAGACAGTTGACTGCATCGGGTGCGCATCAGGGCGCATCAGCAGGCTGGAAGTGCTTCAGCAGTACGTAGTCCTCGGGCCCATACGCGGATCCGCACCAGCGGCACTTCAGCTGCGTCTCACCCGGCATCCGGGATATCACCGCCCCGCACACCACGCCTTCACCGACCAGCGCGATGCAGTAGCCGATCCGCTGCGGCCGCGGCTCCGGGTCGCCGACGATCGAGCGGACGGCACTGTTCAACTCGGCCACCTCACGGGCCAGGTCACCGGCCGCCGGGTACTGCGCGACGATCCAGCCCAGCTCCTGGGCGAGCCACCGGCAGTCGGCGTCCAGGTGGGCGGGCGGGGTGGCCCCGCGGTGGGGCCAGCGCAGCCGTCGGACGTCGGCCCGCCACGAGTGGATGACCTCGGTGGCGCGGGCCCAGTTCACGGTGTCGATGACGTCCTCGTTGACGGGGGAGCGGGGGCCGGCGGCGCTCTTGGTGGCGATGATGTCGCCCCAGCCGGTGCGGCGGGGGACGAGGCAGTCGGCGGCTTCGCGGTAGAGGGCGGGGAGTTCACGCAGGCGCGCGGCCAGCTGCTCCTGGTGCCGGTGGCACAGGTAGCCGCTGGCCGCGCTGCCGCACAGTTCGCACGTCACTTGGTGCCGTTCTCCTTGGGCTCAGCGAGGGCGGCGCGCAGCTCGACGGCGGCACCGCCATGGGTGCGGAGGATCGCCCACCTGCGGGCGAGTCGCTCCGCCCGCTCGATGGCGGCCTCGGCGGCTTCGGCCCGCTCCTTCCACCGGTCGCCGCGGCGCCAGCCCTCGTTGGCGTTGGCGTACAGCGCGTCCAGGGCGTCGTCGGTGATGGTGCTCGCGGTGTAGCGCTCCGGGCTCATGCGGTCTGGTCCTTCCTGGTGCAGTGGGCGGTGTCGTGCTCGGTGCCGCAGCTGGTCCACCAGCGTTCGCAGCAGCCGGAGTACAGGTCGGCCCTGGCCTGGCTCTGCCACATGCCGAGGCGGGCGGCCCGCTCGGCGCGCACGGCGGCCGCGCGCGCCTGGTCGGCGGCGACGTACTCGCGGGCGAGGGCGACCAGCAGGAGCAGCGAGGTGGCGAAGAGGCCGATGCCGTACCACCAGCCGTCTGCGCGGGCGCTGGTGGCGGCGCAGTGGCCCAGGAACAGGACGGCCAGGCCGTAGCCCAGGCAGAGCGCACGGGTGGAGGGGTTCACGACTGCGCTCCGTTCGCCAGCTCCAGCAGGACGTCGGCGTGGCACGCCCGGTTGATCGGGCACCAGCACATGAGGTCCCGGCCCGCCAGCTGTTCCCGGACGGCGGCCACGATCTCGGGCCGCTGCCCCAGCCACTGGCGGTACAGCTCGATGACCTGCTCGGGGGTGGCGTCCTGCACGAGGTGCCACGTGATGGACTTGTCGGGGTGGACGAAGGCGTGCTGCTGGCCGGAGGTCTTGCCGAGGCGGCCCTCGTGCTGCCACTCGCTGCCGTCGATGCCGGGGATGCGGACCTGCGTCTGCCCGAGCGGGTACGGGTTGCCCCATCGGCTGCCGCGGCCGACGTAGATGGCGCGGTCGGGGGCGCGCCATCCCTTGGCGCGGCGGCGCTGGATGCGGACAGGCTGACCGAGGGCGATCTGTCGGGCCATGGGTCAGGCCTCCTTGGTGGCCTGGCGGCGGTCGATGGCCTCGACCCATGCGACGGCGACCGCAGCCACCTGCACCAGCTCGGCGCGCAGCTTCCCCGGGTCGGACTCGGCGAGCGCCTCGTGCACTTCCTCCAGCAGGACGTCCCGCCAGGCGAGGACGCCGGCCGCAGCGGCGCGGTCGGCGTGGTCGCGGTAGCGGCGCGCGCTGTGCTGGTAGACCGGGAGGCCGGTTCCGTCGGGGTGGTTCTGCTCGCCGAACTTGGAGTCCTGGCGGGTCCGCTCGTAGCCGACCTCGACGAGGACCTGGGGGGTTGCGTTGGTCCGGTGGTCCGAGCAGTAGTCCCCGGAGTAGTCGCACTGCCAGCCCTGTGTGCGCAGGTGAGCGCGGGCGACCTCCAGCCGCTCTGTGCTGGTCTGCTCGGTGGACACCATGAACTCGCCGGTGAACTCGGTGCCGCAGTCGTCGCAGAAGACGGTGATGCGAGACGGGTAGAGCGGACTGTCCGGGTCGCGCAGGATCGCCGATACGGTCTCGGGCGTCAGGCTGGTGGGCTGGTTCTCCATGGGTTCCTCCGTGGTGGGATGGGTGGGAGGCCGCCCCGCGCTCCCTGCGGGGCGGCCGACTCGGTCAGAACAGGGACAGGGGCTCTTCGGCGTGCCGCTCCAGCTCCCGCTGGGCGGCCAGCTGCCGGTTCCGGGCCTTCGCGTGGCAGCTGGCGCACCAGGCGCGCAGCTCCTCGACGGGCACGGCCGCCGCGGCGACGGTGGACAGGGTCAGGTCGGCGGGGGCGATCAGCAGTCGGCCGTGGGCGCTGGTGTTGATGCAGCGCAGGCCGGTGTCGGAGTGCTGCGAGCCGCACAGGCCGCCCGTGCACTGGCACTTGTGGCCGGCGGGCTCCATGACGGCCTGCCAGATGGCGGTGGCCCCGAGGGGCGGACGCTTGCTCATGTCACAGCACCTCCGCCACGCGGCGGCCCAGCCACTGGGCGACGTTGCACGAGACCGCGTTCCCGGCCTGCATGGTCTGCTCGCCCTTGTTGCCGAGGACGATGTAGTCGTCCGGGAAGCGCTGCGCCAGGAGCTGCTCACGCGGCTGGATCATCCGGTAGTGGCAGTCCTCCAGCGCGGGCGCCGGCGAGGCAATGCCCGCGGAGTCGACCGTGCCCAGCGTGTGCAGGGGCTCGCCGGTCGTCTTCGTGGCCGCGTTGCGGTACGGGATGACCAGCCAGTGGTGCCGTCCCTGCCCGGTGACGGTGTCGACCGGCTCGGTGACGGGGCGGGCGCTGCTGTTGCGGCGCAGGGTGACGATGAACGAGTCGTCGGCCTGCGGCGGCGTCACCAGGGCCTCGAAGCCCTTCGGGTTCGCCATGCGGGTGCGCATCGGCTCGGCCGTCGTCGTGCAGGTGGTGTTCCACGTGCCGCCCGACGGGACCAGGACGGCGTCGCCGATCTTCGCGGTGCGCGCCGCCAGCGGCGCCGAGTCCGCCGGGTACGCCCTGCCGTCGTGCCCGCCGTGGTTGACGGTCAGGACCATGCGCCGGTCGCCGAGCAGGCCGAGGCCCTTCCGGATCCGCGTCACGGTGTTCGCCGCGAGGGGCCGCAGTCCGTGCGCGGGCCGGTCGCCGATGCGCACCCCCAGGTTCGACCAGTCGATGATCGAGGCGGCTGGGCGGACGTAGGGCTCGACGACCGCGTGGCGGCAGCGCGGCCCGTTCGGGCACCGGTACACGTACTGCTGGCCGTACTTCCCGAGCCGCCGGCCCTCCTTCTTCCAGGACTGGAAGGCGGTGACGGTCTCCTCGCACACCGGGCACCAGGCCCGCGGGCGGGGCTGCACGTCGGGCAGCGGGATGCCCTCGCGGGTGCAGACGATGTAGATCCGGTCCCGCCACTGCGGCGCCGGGCTGTTGCCGTCCTCGTCCCCGGCGTGCGCGCTCGACAGGGAGACGAACTGGATGTTGTAGCCGAGGGTGCGCATCCCGGCGAGCCAGACGTCGAACAGCTCCCAGTCCGCGGCCTCCATGACGTTCTCCACCAGGACGGCCCGGTAGCGGTGGACCTCGGTGGCGCGGATGACGTCCCAGAAGGTGGCCCGGGTGCGCTCGAACGCGGCGCTGGCGACGGGCCCGAACTCCTCGATGCCCATCTGTCCGGGCCCGGCGGCGGTGCGGCGGCGGCGTCCGCCGGCGGGGCTCAGCTCGGTGCAGATCGGGGAGGCCCAGAGGATGTCCGTCCTGGGCAGGCGCCGCATGTCGTAGTTGTTGACGTCGGCGCACAGGTGGTCGGCGTCGGTGTGGTTCGCGGCGTGGGTCTCGATGGCGCGCTGCCAGTGGTTCGCGGCCAGCTTGAGTTCCAGGCCGGCGGCGACGAGGCCGGTGGACGATCCGCCGGCGCCGCAGAAGATGTCGGTGAAGGTGAGCATGTGGTCCTCCGTGATGTGATGGGTGGAGGTCCGGGCCTGTTAGCGGCAGGCCCGGACTGCTACGCGGCGGGAAGGATGAGCTGGCCGAGGACGCGGCCGACGCGGTCCTGGTCGATCAGGTCGGCGACGTCGCCGGCGGACGCCCCACGCGGCACAGAGAGGCCCAAGCGGCGGCAGAGGCCCAGCTGCTTCGCGCTCGGCGTCCCGGACCTCCAGCGGGCCTGCCGCGCGACGAACGCGTGCGGGGCGAGGACCTTGGCCTGCTGCTCCAGCCACGCCAGTGCCTCCGGCAGCGGACGGGCGATGTCGTCCTTCGGCGGGTGCACGCCGTGCGCCTCCGTCCAGCGGCGCATCCGGTACAGCCGGGTGCCGGGGTCGCGCTGGAGGAAGAGGAACATGGCGCTGTTCAGGCGGATGAACCAGGTGCCGTCCGCGGTGCGCAGCCAGCGGATGGCGCTGCTGCCGAAGAGGTTGAACTCCTCGGCCTCCACGTGGGCGACCAGCGTGCGCCGCTTCTCGGCGGCCTCCGCCCGCTCGGCAACCTCCCGCAGGCTCTTGCCCTCCTCGGCCTCCCCGACCTCCCGCGCCGTCAGGTCGACCATCGACGCGAGCTTGTGCTTGGTGGAGGCGCCCATGACGTCCAGCAGCAGCGCGTCCTGCTTCCCGGGCGCCAGGCGGAGACCGCGGCCCACCATCTGCACGTACAGGCCGGGGCTCTTGGTGGGCCGGGCGACGACGACGCACGACGTGTGTGGCGCGTCGAACCCCTCGGTCAACACCATGCAATTGGTGAGCACCTGGACCTCTCCGGCCGTGTAGCGGGCGAGCGTCGCACGCCGTTCGTCGCGGCCCATGTCGCCCCACACCGGGGCCGCCGTGATGCCGGCCGCCGTGAGCGCGGCGGCGGCGGCCTGCGCGGTCGCCACGGTCGGGGTGAAGACGACGCCCGCCCGGTCGCTCGCGTGGTCGACGTAGGCCTTCGCGATGGCGTCCAAGGCGCCCGAGTCCTCCAGGGCCTGGCCCAGCTGCCCGTCGACCAGGTCCCCGTTCCGGGTCTTCACCTTGTCCAGGTCCAGGGTGTCCACGGTGATGCGCTTGCCGCGGACGTCGCACAGGTAGCCGTCGCCGATCATGTCGAGGATGTCCAAGCGGTAGACGACGTCCTCCCACACCTCGGCCAGGCCGCCGTCGGTGCGCGTCATGGTCGCGGTGAAGCCGGCCACGGGCGTTCCGTTCCAGGCGCCGAAGTGGGCGAGGACCTCCATGTAGGTGCGGGCGGCCGCGTGGTGGCACTCGTCGACGATGACCAGGCCGATGTCGCGGATGGCCTCGCGCCGCTTGGCTACGGCCAAGGTCTGGACGCTGGCCACGATCACGTCGGCGTCGGCGTGGTCGTCGCGCTGGGCCTTGACGATGCCGACCCGCAGCATCGGGTCGACGGCGAGCAGCTTGGAAGCGGCCTGCTCGATCAGCTCCTCCCGGTGGGCGATCACCAGGACGCGGCGGCCGCCGAGGCTGTCGAGCATCTGGTGGGCCAGGTGGGAGAACACCACGGTTTTCCCGGCGCCGGTCGGCAGGACGACGGCCAGGCGGTTGGTGCCGGCGGCCCACCCGGCGCGTAGCGCCTCGATGGCGTCGAGCTGGTAGGGCCTGGGCTTGAAGGCGGTAATGGTCATGTTCACCTCGGTTCGGTTGCTGGGGCTTTGCGGGGAGTGCGGGGAGTGCGGGGACTCGGTGCGGGGACTTCCGCCCGTCTTCCGAGCCGGTCTGATCAGCGGTTTTGCGGGGATGCGGGGACTTGCGGGGACTTGGGAAATCCCTTGATGACGGAGAGCTGCAGAACTGATCCGTGATGACGTGCGGCACATGTGTTGTGCGATGCATGTGCGACGTGCGCGCTATAGGGGAGGCGGAGGCAGGTCCCCGCAGGTCCCCGCATCCCCGCATCGGTGCAGGTGGGACCGGATGCGGGGAGTGCTTCGACTCCCCGCACAGGTCCCCGCGGAGTCCCCGCAGTCCCCGCAAGTCCCCCGGTCACGACTCGTGCCGTCCGGTGCCGCGGTCCTTGTGGACGTCGACGCGCCAGAAGTTCTGCTTCTTGTGGCTGTCGACGACCATGACGACCTTGTGGTCACCGAAGTAGCGGCCTGCGCGCGCCTTCAGCCAGATGCCCAGCTGGTTGGCGCTCGGCGGCTCGTTGCCCTTCCGCGGCACGTGGTTGGGCAGGCCCTGGATGAGCGCCCCCGTAGAGAGGGGCTCAGTGCCGTAGGTCTCCCGCCACATCTCCAGGAAGAGGGACCACTCCTGCAGTTCGTCGTCCTGGTCGCGGGCCTCGGTGCGGTCGGCCATCCAGCCTTCGACGCCGAGGAAGTCGAGCAGGCCGGCCATGAGGCTGGCCCACTCGCTGTAGTCGCCTTTGCGGACGCGGACCTGGGGCGTCCCCGCGGCGACCCAGGCCCGGACGAGCGTGACGAGCGCGGCGACCAGGGTGGAGGCGTTCTTGCGAAGCCACGGCCGGAGGTCGCCGATGGTGAAGTTGTCGCGCTGGTCGGGGTCGGGGCAGTCGGGGTCCAGGCGGACCCAGAGGACGCGGCGGCCGTTGTCCCCGCCGGTGCGGAGCGCGTTGCCGGTGACGATCCACAGCCGGTCGTTCGGCATGCTGACCTTCGACGTAGCGCCGAGCACGCGGTCTCCCCACACCTCGTTGGTCAGGAGCGCGGACAGGACCGGGCTCTTGATGACGGAGCCGTTGGGGAGGTTGTCGAGGACGACGACGGGCTGCCCGGTGCCGTACAGCTGCGTAGTGATGCTCTTCCGCAGCTCGGTGTCGTTCTCGGGCCAAGCGGTGTCGGCGATGCCGTAGGCGTGCCGGAAGATGTCTTTCAGCAGGCTCTTGCCGGATCCGGCCGCAGTCGCGGTGATCACGAACATGGGCGTCGGCCCGTGGAAGTACGGGCGCAGGATCGGCGTGAGCAGGGCGCCGAGGTAGTGCGCGCGGTCGCTGGCCGCGACCCAGGGGAAGTCCTTCAGGACCTGGTCGAGGACGATGCCCTTGGCCCTGTCGAGGCTGTCGCGGGTCACCTGCGGGGCGAGGCGGCGCAGCGGCACCCTCGGCTCGAGGTACAGGCCCGTCGTCCGGTCGTAGCCGAGGGAGTCGAGCAGTGTGCCGTCGGGTCGGATCACGGGCGACGTGACGATGCCGCGCAGGATGGGCAGGGGCCAGGACTTGCGGCCGAGGATCGTGGAGCAGCTCTTGGGCATGAGCAGCTCGCGTTCTTCCTCCAGCTGCTCGGTGAGCGGGTTGCGCTTCACGGTGAAGCTGGAGACGTGGTCGGCGAGGTAGGCCCGCAGGTTGTCGGTGCCGAGCTGCTGGACGATCGGGTCGTCGTTGTCGTCGCGGTAGACCCAGCAGGGGCCGCCGGACCGGGTGTACAGGTCGGGCAGGCGGCCGTCCTTCATGAGCTGGAGTACTCCGTCGATGGCGTCGGCCTCGTTGGTGATGTCCAGGTCGGGGCGGGAGGAGACGGACCGCAGCTGCGGGCCGCCCTCGAACTGCTCCTGGGCGTCGGGGGCGTGGTCCGGGTCCAGCGCGGACGAGCCGTCGGCGAAGTGCTGCGCGGGCACGGACGAAAGCCGCCGGCGGGGCGGCTCGGTGCCGTACCCGTTGCGGCGCAGCTCGGCCGCCGCGGCCTTGAAGTTCCCGCGGTGTTCGAGCAGCGTGTACGCGCCGAACTTGGAGTACGGCACGTCAGCCTGGAACTCCGAACCGGTGGCGAACACCCACAGCCGGTCTTTCTCCGGGTCACGGCCGGTGGTGGCCTTGATGCCTCCGACGCCGTCCGCCCACCCCCAGTAAGTGGTGTGACCGCGCGTGATGATGGGCCGGAAGTTCCCGCGAAGGATGTCCGCCCAGTCCGCGCGGGCCTCGAAGTCCTCGCCAGGGCGCAGGCCGCCGCCGGGCAGCGGCTCCTGCGGCTTGGGCGCGGTCTTCGGCGCCTCGGGCACGGGCATCTGGTCGACCATCCGGCAGATGTCCCGGATGGCGTCCATGGTGTCGCCGTCGATGACAGGGATGCCGGCGGGCGACCCGGCGACGCGGACGTATGGCCGACCGGAGGCGTGCACCGGGCCGCTGGACGGCTCGACCAGGCCGTATCCGCCCTCGCCGCGCGTTTCGATCAGAGGCCGTACGATCTTCGTGTTCGGCTTCTCGGCGATACGCTGACGCTCGGAGGCGTCCCACTCGTCTTCCCGGGCCAGCCGCTGAGCCAGCTTCCGGTTCGGGGGGACGGCGGCGCCATCGAGGCGGATGCGGTAGTGCCGGCCGCCGGAGGGCGACTCCGTCACCCAGCCGTTCAGGATCGCGTGCCATGCCTCGCTGACGCGGGGGCCGGACGCCTCCATGATCTCGGTGACCTCGTCCAACAGGCCTTCGCGGATAGCGAGGCCCTCGAACTCGATCAGCTCGACGGCACCGGACACCGCGCCGTAGACGACGGCGATGCCGCGGGGCCGGTCGCCGCCGAACCACGTGTCGTGATCGGCGGGAGTGGTCCGGTCCACCTTGTACTGCAGCCAGGACACGGCCGGCTTCTTGCTGCCGTCGGCCTTGATGGGGAGGACGCACAGGCCAGCGTCGTGCAGCTCGCGGGCGGCGGCCCGGAGGTCGGTGGGCTGTGAGTCGGTCAACGGGTGCTCCCGTGGTACTTGGAAAGGTGGTACGCCTTGATGCCGTCGACGAAGGCGGCGACTCCGCCGGGCCCGCGCGGTGCGGGATTCCCGTCCTCGCCCTTCACGCGGTCGCTCGCGCAGACCGGGCCTTCCAGGCGGTGCGGGCAGCCGGGGCGCAGGCACTCGTACCTGGCTCGCTGCCCGTCCAGGTCGACGAACAGGGCGCCCTCGAAGGGCTCCGGGGCGGCCGCGCGGGCCCGGGACACCCCGGGCCGCGCGGCGGTGGCGGTCAACTGCCCGCCTTGTCGGCGACGCGGGCGGCCCAGTCCTCGACCGCCTCGACGTACCCGGACGCGACGGAGGCCTGGAAGCTGGCGGCCAGCTGCTCTTCCTCCTCCAGCTCGGCGATCGCGGCGCGCAGCTGCTTGAGGACGACGCGAGGGCTCAGCGCTCGGGGCACGATGGCGAGCCCGCCGGTGGCGGTCCAGATGACGTGCAGCTCGGTGGGCTGGTCGACGGCGCGGGTGGTGTGCAGCGTCAGGCCGTGGGCGCTGCTGAGGGCCCGGATCTCCTCGCGGGCCAGCGCGTCGATGACGCGTCCGAAGACGGCGTCGGGGTCGCCGTGCTGGACGATCAGTTCGGCGACGAGGTCAAGGAACTCGGCGACGGCCGGTTCCGCGTCCTGCTTCGCGGTCTCGATGTCGGTGAGGGCGCGCATCACGGTCGCGCTGGGCGACGGTGTGCGGGTCGTGGGAAGCTCAGGCATGAGCGGACCCCGTCTCTACTTGCTGGTGGGTGCGGGCTGCTCGGTAGGCGCCCCCGGCTGGACCCCGGGGGCGTCGTCGTCGGTGGCCGCTGCCGACTGGACCTCGGCGGCGACGAACTGGGAGAGGCCCATGTAGGCCAGGAGTTCCGTCTTGCGGACGCGGAAGGCGCGGCCGAAGCGGATGACCTCGACGGGGAACTCGCCCTTGTCGATGAGGTCGTAGCCGAGGGTCTCGCCGATGTTGAGGGCGGAGAACGCCTCGCGCGCCGAGGGCATCGCGGGCAGCGCCACGACCTGTGCGAGCGTCATGGGGGCGGCGGTCGTCATATGACCACCTGCTGTGCGGGCTGTGCGGGGATGAGGGTCCGGCCGGCGCGCTCCATCGGTATCCACAGCACCAGCAGGTCGACGCCGAGCCGCGCCGCGATCTTCCGGGCCTTGTGCTCGGGGACGACGCGCTGCGCGCCGGTCATGAGGTTGCCGATCGTGCCGTGGGCGACGCCGGCGGCCTCGGCGAGTTCGCGGCTGGTGACGGCGTCACCGGTGCCGGTGCGCTCCATGAGGAGCTTGAGTCGGTCGCCGCTGACGACCGCGTACAGGCTGGGGGTTTCGCTCACTTTCACCTCGCGTGACGTTTCTTTCATCGCGCTGAACGGCGATGGGATGAGCTTTGCATGAGCTGAACGCTTTGTCCAGCAGTCTGAAAGTTCGAAGCGTGCGGCGGTAATCAGTCAATGACTCAGAGCGACCTGGCGTGATCACTCCACTTGCTGAACAATTCGTGCAGTGAGTGGAATGAACGGTGCTGTTGACCTGCTCGTATATCCCAGCGGGCTACTCAGACCTTGAACACCTTTTGGCTACCTCTGACCACAGGAGTGGCAGGATGACCCCCATGACCCCCACAGGCATGTCTCATGACGACGCAGCTCAGGAGCCTGAACGGCGCCAGTTCGCAGACTTGGTCCGCCGGCGCCGCGCAGAGCTGAATGAAGGCCTGGATGCTTTCGCCGCGAAGGCGGTGGATCCGGTCTCCGGGGCCCGGGTGAAGCGGGGGTGGATCTACCGCCTGGAGACAGGGGAACCGGTCACTCCACCTGTTTTTGAAGAGTTGCGCGCCTTGGCGGCGGCGTGTGAACTCCCGGTGGAGGCGTTGCAGGACGCGGCGGGCAGTCAGTTCCACGGCGTGGACCCTGTGGTCTCCGGGTCGTCTGAAGCCCGCGCGTATGTACGGAAGTTGGACCAACTTCCGGCGGCTCAGAGAGACCAGTTGCTGAGACTGATCGACACGCTAACCCCACCCTCTTCCCGGGACTGAGCGATGCATTCCCCTATGCATCACACCGGGTGACAGGCGCGAACCGCCTGTAGACGCCTGTTACCCGTGGTGCGATCATGTGCCAACACCTTTGGCAGGAAGGGTGCTGGTCCAATGCGAAAATCGAACACGTGATCGGTTGGGGGCGGTGGCATTGCAGCAACAGCACGGCCGGGTTTGGTTTTTCTTCAGCGACGACGTACCCCCTGATGGGGACCTGATGATCCCCATCGTGAACGAGCACGGTCTGGCCATCGCTGTGAGACCGAATGCGGGGTTGGAACAGGCGATGCTCGACGATCTGAACAGGGTCGCCGACCATGTAGTGGGGGTCGGTCTCGCGCACCTGAATGTGAGTGCGCTCTTGGCCTCCTGAGCGAGAGGAGCGAGCCATGCCGTCAGCACGCCGGGCAGGCAGCATCTACCGACGCTGCGAGTGCCGCGGCGAGGACGGCAAACTGCTGGGGGCCTCGTGCCCGAAGCTGAAGCGTAAGAGCCACGGCACCGTAGCGGTCCGCCAGGAACTACCGCCGGACGCCGCGGGGAAGCGCAGAACATGGAGACGCACCGGTTACGGCAGCGTCGCGGAGGCTCAGGGCGACCTCTCCCGCCTACAGGCCATTCTCGACCTCCCCGGTGACGATCCCGCTGAACAGCAGCGCGTGGGCGATCTACTCGCCGACATCGCCCGGCGCCGCGCCGATATCCCCCAGGCCGCAGAGGTGCAGCGGCGCTTGGGCGTGGGCATTCCGCTCGACGGCACCACGACCGTGGGCGAGTGGCTCGACCGGTGGATGGCCGGCAAGAAGACCAGGAGCACGACGCTCGCGGGCTATCGCTCGCACATCAGAGTCCACCTGAAGCCACGGATCGGACACCTCCGCCTCGACAGGCTGTCGGTCGGCCACGTCCAGGAGATGTTCGACGCCATCGCTGACGAGTCGGACGTCATCCGTGCCGAGAATCAGGCTCGCCGCGAGCAAGAGGCACGGGCGAAGTGGACGATGCCGGGACGGCCACCGGCCGCGGCGCGCGAGCGCTTGGCCGCCGAGCGCGAGAAGTTGGCCGCGATGAAGCCGTACCGGAAGGCCAACGGGCCAGCCACACGCCACGCGATCCGCCGCACGCTGCGCACGGCGCTGAACAAGGCGATCGCCGAGCAGCTCATCACCTTCAACGCAGCGAAGCACGTCGAACTCGGCAGTTCCGCGCGCCCGAAGGGCCTGCTGTGGACGGCTGAGCGCATCAGCCGGTGGAGGGACACCGGCGTGGTCCCCAGCCCCGTCATGGTCTGGAGCCCCGAGCAGCTGGGCGCGTTCCTCGACGCAGCTGAGGAATACCCGCTGTACGCCTTCTTTCACCTGGTCGCGCACCATGGCCTCCGCCGAGGTGAGGGCGTCGGCGCGGATTGGGCACACGTACACCTGGACGTCGACCCGCCGCGTATCGACGTGCTCACCGAGATCGTGGTGGACGGCTGGACGCCGATCGAAACGCAGCCCAAGACGGACAGCAGCATGGCGTCGGTGATGCTCGACCGGGAGACCGTGGCCGTGCTGCGCGAGCATCGTGCCCGCCAGGAGGCTGCGCGTGCGGCACGCCTGGCCGCCGGGCAGACCTGGGTCGACACCGGCAAGGTCTTCGCGGCCGAGGATGGCAGCTGGCTCCACCCCGACATCGTGTCCAAGGAGTTCAAGCGGATCGTGGCGGCGGCCGACCTGCCGCCCATCAACCTCCGCGACCTCCGCCACGGCGCGGCCGCGTTGGTGAAGGCGGCCGGCGGCGACATCGACGACGCCAGTAAGAAGCTGCGGCACAGCACGATCGTGCTGACCGCCGATACGTACATGAGCCTCTTCCAGGAGTACGAGCAGGACCTGACGGAGCGGGCGGCGGCTGCCGTGCCGCGGGCCCGGCGCGGGCGTGGAACGGCCCCCGGTGCGGGCGCTGTACCGCATCAGGGGCCGGGTGCACCGCAGCCAGCAGGCGCGGATGCTGATGACACCACGGTACGGGCCAGCACTGACATGGGGGAGTCCTCGGCGTAGAATCGTGGGACGGGCAAAGGGCCTCTGACCTGCGGGTCGGGGGCCCTTCCTGCTGGCCCCGTGCTGGCCCGGAAGCGGCGTAAGAGCGCGGTACGAGACGGTACGAGACACGGTGAAGGGTGCGCGATAAACGGCCGCTAAACGGCGCTGACCTGCGTAGGGCGGTACGGCGGGCGGTGGTGCGGTACAGGACGGTACGAGCCGCCATGAGGGCTCATCAGACTTTTAATCCATTGGTTGTGGGTTCGAGTCCCACAGGGCCTACGCGCTGGACCCCAGCTCACGCAGTAAGTGGGCTGGGGTCCTGTCCGTTTTGACCGGTCGTCATGATCCGTAGCTGGCCCGTAGCTGGCCCGAGAGGTCAGGGAAATGGAAGGGCGGACGCCCGCGAAGGCGTCCGCCCTTCCCTGCGTCCAGCGTCCTCTCCTGGGGTGCCCTCCCGGGCAGCCGCAACGCCATCGGCAGGCTCACCGGGTGCATCCCCGGAGCCGTCAAGATCAAACAAATTAGGTTGGACCCTAATCCTTTTTGATCTTGGGCTGGGGAGCGTGGAGCCGTGCCGCGCTCCACCCGGCCCGATGACCGGGTCGTCATCCGCCGCCGCCAGGTCGGAGAGCGGATCCGCCACGTGCGCGAGCACCTCAACCTCTCTCAGGTCGACGTGTGCGGGCGGAGTGGAATCGACGTCGCCTCCTACAGCCGCATCGAGCAGGGCCACGCGGCGCCGCTGCTGGACACGCTGATCCGGATCGCTGACGCCATGGGCGTCGAGCTGGAGGAGCTTGTCCGCCGAGATGGGTGAGCGGCCCGTCCCCGACGGGGTACGGGGACGGACCGCTCGGGTCCCGCGCCCGGTGCGATCGGCGGACTGCACTCCGGGCGCGGGAGTCTCAGGGCAGCCGGTGCTCGTGCTTCGGGTGGCGGCGCATCAGGACGTTGCAGTCGGACACGCGGGTGTCGTCGCCAGCCTTCCGCCACTGCTCCCGCTCGTCGGCCAGGCGCGCGCACCTTTCGCAGCCGGGGACCGGGTCCGGTTCGGGGACCGGCCTGCCCAGGTAGACCGGGCCGTCCATCTGCTGCTCGGTCACAGCTCGGCCTCCTGCATGAGGCGCGTCGCGGCCACCGACACCGGGCAGGTGGGGTCCGTCCGGCAGACGTCGCACGCCCGGGAGTGCTCCCACAGGAGCTGATACGCGGCGCGGCCGGCGCACTTCCGGCAGCCGCGGGGGAAGAGCTGGCCGCCGTCCTCCGCGGGACGCTCGCCAGCGTCGACCGCCGTCTCCGCGGTGAGCGTCGTCCGGCACCAGGCGCAGCAGGCGCCGCGGCGCTGCGGGTCGGACAGCAGGGAGAGAGCGGGCAGCGGTAACTGGAGGACGCCGTCTGTCCGTTCGGCAGCGGGGTGGATAGTCTCTGGCACGTCGTCGCTCCCTCGTAGCGGTGGCCACGCCCCCGGACCGGTCGCACGGTCGCGGGGGCCTCTGTGACCTGGACCATACCGCGCCTTACCGCGCCTTGCCGAGGGTTCCTGCGGTCGCGCGGTAGGGCGCGGCTACCTACGTTCGGTGGCATGGGAGAGGATCTTGACCGGACACGGGCCGTATGGCGGCAGGTGGCCCAGATCATCGTGGGCCGCATCAAGGACGGCACCTACCCGCCCGGGTCTCGTGTCCCTTCCACGCTGGAGCTTGCGACCGAGTTGGGCATCGCGTCGTCCACCAGCCAGAAGGCCCTCGCCTACCTACGTCGCGAGGGATGGCTACGCGGCGAGACAGGCATCGGCACCTTCGTTGCCGACCGGCTACCCACCGACTGACCCCGAACATGACGAAGGGCCCCCGCCCTCCCCATGACGGGGAAGGGCGGGGGCATAGGTGGCTGGGGGTGAGTCGTCCCGGGCCGGCCTCCCACCACGGGGCCGGGCCGGGACTCACGGAGTGATGTCGTGCAGGTACGGGCGGACCTCGTCCGGCACCGGCTGCGGGGGCGGCGGCGGCTCGAGGCGCTGCTGCCGCATGTAGGCGACCAGGGACCGGGCCCACCCGGCGATGTACCGCAGGGCGAAGTCCTGCGCGGTGATCCTGGCCCGGTCCCGCTCGGCCTCTTCCTCCAGCTCGTCGATGCGCTGGCCCTGCCGGGTGATCTCTCGGTCCATGCGGTCGGTGACGGTGGTGAAGTCGTCCCGGCGTTGCTGGCCGCGCGGCTGGCGCCGGCCGATGATGGCGGTGGTGATACCGCCGATGGCGGTGACGCCGGCGACGGCGAGCGCACTGAGCGCGGTCAGCATTTCAGGTCTCACGCGGCTGCTCCGTTCGTGCGGGTGGCTCGTCCCATCCGATCGCTACGAGGTTGACCGCACCGAACGAGCCGAAGATCAGGGCGATGACCCAGCCCCGGGGGGATTCACTGAGCGGCCACCAGGAGACGAGGTAGGCCCCGGCCCAGGCGGACGCGATGAGCCATACCGCGACGTACCCGGGCCAGTCCCGGCGCTGCGGCAGCCACGCGCAGATGAGGGCGGTGACGCCGGCGGCGATCCAGGCCCAGCCCCACGCGGTGAGCGGCATGGCCTTGAGGAGCAGCGTCAGGCCTTGCCGGTCGCCGGTGGGCTGGACGACCTGCCCGGAGCCGTACCCGGCGGCGACGATGCCCTTGAGGGTGAGGAGTGCGCCGCGGCGGCCCAGTCGCCTGGTGAGCCGCCGGGCCGCCCACCGCATCAGACGCTCGGCGCCGTGCTGGCGCTGTTCTTCGGCCCGATCAGGCGGGCCGCGATCCCCTTCACCAGGGTCACGACGGCGGCCAGGCCGGCGGTGCCGACGCCCTCCCAGAAGGAGACGGTGAGCATGTCGGCCGGGCCCGCCGCGAGGGCAACCGCGCCGGCCGCGCCGAGGAACGTCCAGATGATCCGTTCGATCAGGTCGACCGCGTAGGTGCGGGCGGTCTTCACGACGGTCTGGGTGTCGGGCAGGTTGATCTCAGACATGGGTCAGTCCTTCACGTCGAAGCCGTGCCGCTTGCCCAGCTGGACCAGCGACGTCTTGCCGGGGATGCCGTCGGCGTCGGTGCCGCGGTAGCCGAGGTGGCGCTGCCACCGGCTGTAGGCGTCCACGGTGGTGGTGCCGTAGTGGCCGTCCGCGTACCGCTTGGAGAGCAGGCCCTGGTCGACGAGGGCGGCCTCCACGGTGCGGACGCCGGCGTAGGTGACGGGCTGGCCGGACGCCTTCGGGTTGGTGCGGGCGGCGGCGACCAGCTGGGAGAGGTCGACGATCGGGCGGCGCGGCGTCGGGCGGGGCGCGGTGGACGGCTTGGTGCCGAGGCGCTTGGCGATGCGCTTCTCGATGTCGTCCCAGTCCAGGCCGCGCGGGTCGACCTTGCCCGGCTGCCAGTTCCGGTGCCCGAGCACGGAGCGCTCGTTCCACCCGTGGTGTCGGCACACGGCGGCGGCCGCGCGCACGATCGCCTCCTGCTGTGCCTCCGGCCACGGGTCCTCGCCGTCGCCCTCGTTCTCGCACTCGAAGCCGTAGAAGTGCCGGTTGCCGTCGGTGTTGGCCTCGTTGTCCGGCGGGAGGTTCTGCTCGGCGATGATGGCGCGGAGCACGTCGTCGTCGCCCAGGCCGGCGTGGTTGGCGCGGCCGTAGCCCACGAGGTGGATGTGCCCGGCCTTGCAGATCACGCCCTGGCACAGGGGGCCGGGCAGGGCGGTGTACCCGTTCTGACAGATGGAGATGGTCCGGTCGTGGCCCTTGGTCACGGTGTGGTGGATCATCACGCCGTGGACCGGCCCCCAGGGGCCCTTGTGGTTGCGGTTGTGGTCGCGCCAGTTGCCCTCTTCGATGACCTCCAGGCCCTCGGCGAGCAGCGCGGCCAGGAACGAGGACGCGGACATGGGTGGCGCCATACGGGCCTCCAGGGATGAGAAGAGCCCCGGCCGGAGCGGCGCGGGGCGGGCGGTAGGTGGGGCGGGGCTACGCGGTCGGTGTGACGCGCTGCTGGTAGCCGTAGGACCTGTTGGCGTAGGTCACCTGGAAGTCGGGCGAGCTGTCGATGAGGTCGATGAACCGCTGGATGATCTCGTAGACGCCATCGGCGTCCGGGTTGTCGGGCATGGCCTTGATCTCGAAGGGGACCGGGTATTCGCCGACGCGGAGGTCGCTCACGGCGTTGATGGTCCACTGGCTGGCCGTCGGGCCTTCGGGGGTGCCCAGGGGCATGGTGCTCTCCTTGCTGCTCGGGTGGGGTCAGGCGTTGCCGCTGACCCAGGTGGCCATGAAGCTGACGTTGTTGCCGCCGTTGATGGTGGCGGTCGGGCTCATGCTCTTCAGCAGGCAGGTGCCGTCCGGAGCGATGGAGACGGAGCCGTCAGCCACCCCACTGCGGTCGAACGAGGTGACGACGGTGGCGGGCGGACGCCATCCGGCCGGGAGGGTGGCGCACAGGGTGTCGGTGATGTTTCCGGCCGAGGACGCCGTGATCACCGACCCGCTGTAGGTCATGACCACCACCACCGTGGTCACGCCGCCCTTCTTGTACCCCTGGAAGGAGTTCGTGGTCCACCCGGAGGGGGCCACGACGCCGGACGAGGTCTGCGCCTCGATCGCGTTGTCGTTGAGACGGCCCGCGGTGATCCGCATCCCGGCACGCCAGAGCGTCATCTGTGCCTCCTACTGCATCGCCACGTAGACGGGGTTGGCCAGCCGGACGTCCGTGCCCGCCGCGTGCCCCTTGGTCACGCCGTTCTGGGCGCGGACAACGGCGTACTGCTGCGGGCCGGCGCCCGCGCTTGCCGGGGTGAGCCGGGCTGCCCACACGTACAGGACATCCGTGGCGGCAGGCGTGGCCCCGTGGCGGAGTCGGGCCCTGCCCTGCGACGCGGACGCGGGCGCCGTGTACGTGGCCTGCACGAACGTCCACGTGGTGGCCGGCACCGCCAGTGCGCCCCCGGCGCTCGTCGACAGGAATGTCCCGGCGCTGTCGTACCAGTAGATCGAGGGGCGGACGTCCGACCAGCCGGCCGGGGAGTACACCCACGCCGACATGACGTAGCTGACGCCCGGGGTGACGCTGCCGACCCCGGACAGGTCACCGACGATGCCCGCGAAGGTGGCCCCGCCGGCTGCGGGGGTGAGGAGCAGCGACCCGCGGGCGCGCGGGTGCGGGTGGACGACGGCCGTGGACCGGGACAGGGCGGCGCTCTCCGTACTCCAGCCTGTGATGTCGGTGTCGAAGAACGGGTTCGGATTGAGCAGGGCGCCGGGTGCGGTGACGGTGACGACCTCCCCGCCCACCCGGAGGTCGACTGGCATGTCGGAGGGGTCGTCGGTCCACAGTGGGCCCGCGGTGACGGCGAGGGACAGGGTGGTGGCGGCCGCGTCGACGGCGGCCGCCAGCTGGGACCCGTCGGTGTCCGCCCACCCGTAGGTGAACGAGTCGGTGACGCCGGCCGTCCACGGCTCGCCCGGCAGGCAGTTGAAGGTGATGGTCCAGCCGCCCGGGCCGGCGTCCTCGGTGTACCCGGCGATCAGCACGTCGACGGGGTCCGGGCCGTGGTCCGCGGGGAGGTTCGTCAGCCGGATCTTGTCGCCGACGTCCAGGCGGAGGATGTCGTCGATGTACTGGTAGACCCGCTCGTTGGCCAGGTTCAGCGTGAGGCGGGTGTACCGCACCC